TTTTGGCAGAACCGGCGACTCGGTTAGAGTCAGGCTCATTTCTCTTCGTGTGCGAATCACAGAATTTTTCAAAAGACTCAACACAAGATTTTTTGGTTCGGGTGATAAGAATGTTTTTAGTAGAATATCGAGATTTTTTGAAAGAATTAAAAAGGCATTTGGAACCACAGGAAGAATCGGAAAATTGTTCGCAGAGGGTGGTGCATTTGCAAGTGTGTCTAACTTGTTCAAAAATGTCGGTGGTTTCGTAAAGAAAGTCAAACCATTTTTTAGGAGCCTTTTTAGACTTGTTCCTTTCCTCGGACAAGCACTCATCGCATTTGACGGTATCACAGGATTTATTAAAGGATTAACCGCAGAGGATGGTGGATTTTTGAAAGGCATCCAAAACGCCGTTGCTAAAGTGATCGATGGTCTATCATTTGGATTACTAAAAGAAGAGGGTATAATGGACTTCTTCGAGAAAGTTACCGAAACTTTGTCAAATTTCTTCGGGGATATTTTTTACTTCTTTGAATTCAAGGCACTACCTTTCTTCACAGAAACATTACCAGATGCTTTCAACAAAGTTGTTGATTCGGTGACAACCTTTTTCACCAAAACAATACCTGATTTTTTCTCGGTGACACTTCCGGGATATTTAAAACTAGCAGTTGCAAATGCAGCCTTTTTCTTCACAGACACAATACCCACTGCCTTTATGAATCTAGTGGATCGTGTCAAAATTATGGTCAATAATGTCGCGGCGACATTGATGGAAGGTGTTGCAGGTATCATTGACGATATTAATGACAGACTTGGTTTCTTTGGAGTGGAAATTGGTGGCACAGAGGCTCTTCGTGGGGGTGCAGCAGCGTCTCGTGCCTTGAGTGCTGAACTCGCGGGTCGAATTCTTGATCGAACAGCAGCATCAGAAGGAAGGCTTGAAAATATTCGTCGTGACATCACATCAGAAATGGAAAGAAAGATGGAGGCGAGAGATAGAGTTTTTGAGGCACGACAAAAAGCCGATAACGCTGGAGGATCACCAACCGTGATTGTGCAAAATAGCACCACTCCAGTGAATAATAATTTTGCTCTTGAATCCACACCAAGTCCTGCAACCGCAGATATGGAAGCGGCAGCATACGCTATGTCGGGGGGAATGGCATTCGGCGGTAATTAAAAAACCCCCGCCGAAGCGGGGGTCTTAGGGATTCCATCTCTGTCAAATGGAATCAGTCCTCGGCTGCGAGCCGTTGGAAGTAGTCAAGTGCAGACTCTTCCGAATCAGGCTGGACTTCCTCACGATCCACCTGACCACCACCAGAAACCGTATCCTCAGTTTGGGAAACTGGTGCTTCATTGACAGACACGCTTTCGGCTGTCGTAGTCGGCTGCGAGCCGCCGAGAACACTCTCAAGACGAGTCTTCAACTCATCATAAGATTTGTAGTTTGCCGGATCGACAAACTCGCTGAGAGCATACTGTTGCTCCCAGATTGCCTTCAACTTCTCTTCATCACCATCAAAGAGAGCGGAAGGGGAATCAAACTCCGACTTGTCGTAGTTGGGATAACCAGCGACCTTGCGTTGACGCAAGCGGAAGTTTGCTCCTTGCCAGAAGTCGAATGGAACGATTGGTTCTTCATCGGCAAACTCTGGCTTCATAGCATCCATAATCTTCTGATGAATCTTCATCCCATAACGATACAGGAAAACCTTACCGTTGTTTTCGGGATTGCCAGAATCATTGATGACAAGGATGTTGGACACAAAGTTCTTCTTTCTCTTATACTTCTGAGAAACAAGATCCTTGTTGGATTGCAAACCACTGTTCCAAAGTTTGCTGTTCATCTCCGAAACCGGATCTTTCTCACCAAAAGTGGTGCGAGAGTTTTCAATGAACCAGCCACCCGGACCTTGGAATGCGTGATTGAAATACAGAACCCAAGCATCCTCTTCACCCGATGCTTCGGGCAAGAAACGAATCACTGCACTTGCGGTTCCTGCGTCATCAACGGTCGGTCGCCAGAAGCGATCATCCTTGTATGACTTCTTTTCTCCTTCATCCATTGACGTAAGTTTCTGGATGAGAGCATCTTTGTTTTCACTGCGACGTTTTAATTCTTCAAATGACATAACTGTTTTCTCCTGTTTTAGTTGTTGTTGTCTGTTGTCGGACAGTTGTAGTAATTGTAATCGGGTCTGAACCCTTGTCAAGACCCATCTGAAAATAATTTTGGGGTGCGTGGAAGTAGATTTATATTTTCGGCTTCCACACGAATTTTTTCAATAATTGGCTTTGATAGATATTTTGCAGCGAGTTCTGGTTCAATGTCCATTTCTTCGCAAAGTAGATTAATTGTATCCATATACCCATCACCAGTTTTTAGAACCCTTTCTTCAACTTTTCGTGAGAAAGTTTTTTCTAAATCTTCAAACATATTCACCTCGCATACATATTATGTAGCACGGAGTATACACCTATGTCAAAGTTTCAGCAAGACAATGTTCGATTAAATCCCGGTCTTTCCGGAGCAAGCGTAGCGACCGATTATGTGTCCGCAAAAGACTCACATTACCAAATTGTAAAACTTGACTTTGGTGATGAGAACTCATTTTCTCAAGTATCAAACCAAAATCCACTCCCTGTAAATATCCAAGGAATCAACAGCACTTTCAATACTTTGCCGGTTGCCGGTAACACGAACGGTGGGGCTGTTCTGGTATCTGGAACATTTGGATTTACAGGATCTATTTCTGGGGATCAATTTGGAGTGACCCTTACCGCTATCACTGGTGGTGTCACCTTCGGAATTGTTAACGCACCCGGAACCACGCTGAGTGTCACTGATTCACAAATTGTCGTAAAGAGTGTCGTGCTTCCAACGTCGCTCACTATGGGTTCGAGGGTCATCAGCGGTTCATCTCCATCAATTGTGACTCTCTCAGGATTCTCTTGTGAAACAGGAATTAAAGTTAAAAACTTTGCGGGCTTGACAAACAGTGGTGCTATTTTAACAGTAAGTAATTCAGATTATTCCGCGACAGGTAAAACTGCAAATGCTTATATGCTGCTTCCCGGCGAGGAAATTTTTATCGAAGTAAGTGATATTGATAAACTTAGATTCTCCGCCATTCTTGATCCATTCAACCCCACAAGGGAACTGGTCACACTTTCTTATCAGGCTTCATAATGAGACAAAAGATTCGCAAGGCGGTTTCTGCCTTATCAAAAGGTCAATTACTACGGCGAGATCAAGCAGTTGCTTTTGATGTAAACGAACCTCCATACTTTCCTGATCGATATGGTGCTTGCTGCACGACTGGCGGTGCGCAAGACGGAACTTTTTGCCAATGCTCAGACAACATTCTAGGTAGAGACTGCTGTATTCAAGGTGGCATTCATTACGCGGGATTTAGTTGTGGTCAGGTAAACTGTTGTGAGACAGGACCGGACTGCTTTGGTGCATACTGTAACGTGACA